AGGCCCAGGGACTCCGCCACAGTCAGTGCAGCTAGCCCCTGGGCGTCGACCGTTGGCGACATCGACGAGACCCTCGGTAACGACAGGAGGCCCGATGTGGCAGCCGCGCCCACCCCACCCATCATCAGCAGACGACTCAGTGCCAGCATCGCGCCGACCGCCGTGCCGCTGGTCAGTGTAAGGGCGAGCTCGTGGCCCAGATCCACCCCGGCCAGACCGGCGGCCCCGCCCCCGTCAGACAGGGTCCGCAGGGCAGCCAGGGAGAGTCCCGCGCCGGCACCGGCCTGTCCCGCTTGCGCCAGCGCGGCGATCCTTGCCAGCGTCATCGAGACGGACTCGGTGACAGGCCCCCCACCCGCATCGGGGACCTCCAGCTCAGCCCACGAGGCGTAGACGTAGGACCGCTGTGACGCCGGCGCGCCCAGCTCGCCGGTGCTGATGAATCGCAGCCGCAGGTCAGTGTAGTCGGTGATGCTGTCGGCTTCGGTCCCCGTCAGCGTGAAGCTGTAGGGCGTGGCCGATGTAGGCAGGTTGGTCGCGGCCGTGTAGGTGCGGATGACGGTAGTTCCCTGAACCAGTGCTACCTGAAGGCCGCGCTGCTTGCTCTTGTTCTCGCGCCACGCACGAAAGCGGACGACGTGATCAGAGCTGCTGGCCGGGTCGGTCACGCTCGACAGTCCCACCTCGGCGGTGCCATTGGCGTTGTCGTCGCCCGTGATGTAGTCGGCGTCACTGGCCGTGACCTCATCGATCGCGGTGTAGGAGCCGCTCCAGTCGGTCAGACTGACGTCGCTGTCGGGCCTCGCGTATTGGCTCACGGTGCCTCGCTACGCCGCCTCAACCAGGCGCCCCCGGCGGTCTTCCTCGTTGCCCCGCCACCAGATCTGGAACGCTAGCTCCATCCCGGCCAGGTAGGGCGACGTGAAGGTCCGTGTCTCCATCCCCACCCAGCTCGCATACGCGTCCATCTCCCGCCACGGTTCCGAGCCGTCCACCCAACCCCGCAGCCGGCCCACGAACACGCCATCGTCCATCAGCACGGCCCGTTGATCACAGATGCAGTTGGGGTGGAGAGGCAACTGGATCTCCCCCACCGCGTACACCCCATCGCCGTTGGGCGCCGCCTCGGTGACCTCGTCACAGATGTCACGCCTCGGGTGCGCCGGGCTCAGCACGATCTGTTCGGCCTCGACGAATGGCATCTGCTTCCGCGTCTCCTGCGCCGCCAGGTGGTGGATGTACTGCAGCTCGGTCCGGGCCAGACGTAGCGCTTTGTACGCGACGCCCTGCTCCCTGCACGCATCACCGGCGTACAGTCCACCGCGCCGGCCGCCTGCGACCTGCGTCTTTGTCAGTCCGTACAGCCGGTATCGCGTCCATCGGGGACACTCCTGACCTGCCCCAAGGTAGGGCTGTAGCTCCTGGGCGATCTGGTACGCGCTCTTTCCGTTGGCCACTCCGGTGTAGACGACGCCGCGGATCCCGGCCCACCCTTCCTCGTCCAGGCGCCAGATCCGCTGGGAGAGGCGTAGCCCATCGCTGTACAGCCGATCATCGGCGGCCTTGAGCAGGGCATCGAGCTGGGGCTGGAAGAAGGGAACGCCGCCGATACCGGCCACAGCCTCGGAGAGGCTGGCACCGCGTGACTCCTCCAGCAGTCGGCCGAAGCAATGTCGATGCAGAACAGGGAGCGCACCGGAGGCGAGCGCCACCGTCTCCCGCCGCGCGGCGTAGAGGAGGCTCTGGTAGGCCGACATAAACCTGCGCCACGACTCGCTGAGTCTCTGTTGTACCAGGTTGAGTCCCAGCCCGTCGACGGCCCCATCGGGTCCCGCGACCTGGACGAGCGCCTCCCGCGCAGCAGCGCCGGCATCGAGGAGCAGCTGGTGCACACGGCCAGCCACGTGGAGCTGCATACGCATCTGGGCCCGATGCATCGCAGGGCCCAGCTCCGCCGGCGTCAGGTCGAGCACCGAGGAGGACTCGGTCGCCTCCAGGAGGGGTGTCACTGCAATATGACTGGCAACGTTGCCAGTGGCGACCCGTGCCGGCGCAATCACACCGCACCTCCCACATCCTGCGTGCTCGCCTCAGCCCAGTCGCTGCCCCCGCTGAGCGCTGACAGATCCACCCCTGTTATGAAGAGCCCCAGCAGCTCCACGACCACCGCGTCCGGGAACCCCATCGCCCGCAGTCTCAGGGTCGCGTCGGCCAGCTTGGCCAGCGCCTCCGGCGTCAGCGTCTGTTTGCGCTTCCACTGGACCTCGTAGTCCAGGTGCGCCGGCCAGATCCCGTGCAGCATCCACTCCAGCTCCAGGAGCGGCCTGACGAGCTGGTCTGTCACCCACGTCTGCAGGACGGGCAGCGTCTCGTCGTACTGCTCCTTCTGCTTCTGCAGTACGTCGCGGTTGAGGTCGTGGCCATAGCCCAGCAGGCTCATCGGCACGGGCGAGGCAAGCCACCACGTGCGGATGTGGTGCTGTACGTCGCCGATGTCGGCCAATCGGGCATCGCCCTGGACGGTGTTGATGTCCACCGTGCCAAAGAAGTCCGCCACGGCCGCGAAGGGGCTGTCCAGCGCATCCTTGTTGATCTCCCGGTAGCTCTTGATGGCGGTCTCGTCGGTCGCCGGCGGAAACTTGTGAACGTACTTCATCCCCGCCCGCGTCTTGCGCCGGACGGCGATGTCCTTCTCTCCCTCGACGACGCGCTTCCACGGTGCCGTAGCCGAAGCGAACAGAGGATTGCCGTACCTACGGTCCTCGTCGTGGTCCCATCTAGCGTGCACGACCTGCCAGTCTGCGAACCACACCGCGTCACGGGGCACACCGGTTGCCCCGGTCAGAGCGTCGGCCCACCAGTAGGCCTTCGCCACGTCGTCGAAGCCGTCGAAGCGGTTGCTGTTCCGGTGCATCTCGAGTGTCGGTTTGCGCGTCACTGCCGCGATCTCGAACCTGGCAGAACCGACCTCGGCCACACCGACCTCCAGGAACGTGTCACCGTCACGCAGTGCCAGTCGCGTCCAGTCGTCGAGTCGCGTGCCGAGGTTCAGCCGCTTTGCCAGTGCGGTCGCGATCTCCTCGGCGCCCAGATCCTCTGGGATGCTCACGGCAAAGCCGCCGCGCGTCATGTCGCGCGCCAACGTCTGTAGCACCCCCTTCGCCCTCGCGTCGGTCGTGTACATCTCGCGACAGCGCTCCACGACCTGCCGGCGCTGGTGGTCAGCGGAGAAGCGCTGCATGGCCTCGTCGGCTCGCTTCGGCCGTGGCACCTCGTCCAGCGTCGTCCTAACCTGGTCGGGCTCGGTCTTCCTCAAGCGCCGGAGCGCGCTGCGTACGCGGTCAATGATCGTGGCCACGCACCCTCACTTCAGTAGGTTGTGGAGCATCCGCTCCAGAGATCCCAGGTTCGCCTCAACGGTAGACATCACCACAGCGTACCGGCCGCCGTTCGACAGTTCGAGGTAGCGACCGTAGTACATCGTGTGCCCCAGCGCGATCACCAGGTGGTCTCTGTCACCGGAGACGGATACCGTGGCGCCGGTGTCCTCAATCGTGATGTTGCCGAGCTGCCCAACGATCGGGTTGAGGCCGAATCCGTCGACTGCGTAGAACAGCCCGCTCCGTGCGTTGCCCGTTCGGTCCTGCCACGGCGCGTTGGCACGAGCCTGGTTCTGCATCTGCTCGCCAACGTACGCCGCCACAGCCTGTACGGCGACCAGCACCTTGTCGCCATAGTTCACGATCCGTCGCCCCAACTGCGTTGGCGTTCGCACCCACTTGAACCCCAGTCCCTTCACTGGATCACCTCGGCCTCGGCGATCACAGCGGCGCGTCGGTTGGGCCTGACCAACACGACGCGATAGAGCACGCCGGCGTCGTCGCTGAAGCGGTCCTCCGGCTGCACATCCAGGCTCGTGCCGCCCATCACCACGACGCGGCCCCGGCTCTCCTGTGTACGGTCTCCCTGCGACTGTCGGCCTTGCCCACGGCGGCGTGCGACGCGCACGTCCTGGGCATCCAGCGTGACATCACCGCGCCGGATAGTGATGGAGATCTCGTTCTCCTCCCTCACCGCAGCCATGTCGGCAGCCGCCTGGGTCCAGTCGAAGAGCGTCATAGTCCCAGTCGGCTGTACATGCTGCGCATCCCCACGGGCCCGATCACAGCGGCCAGCGCCGTCTCGTAGTCCTCGACCGCGTGGTCGGCTGCCACTGCCAGCCTGTCGCTCGCCACAGCACGCTTCACCCGCTCGTCGCCGATCTGATACTCCGTCATCTCACCGGCGATCGCGGCGGACCGCGCCTGCAGCCGTAGGCAGATGGATGCTGCCTTCAGTAGCAGGATGCGGGCGTCATCGTCGGTCAGGTCCGGGTAGGCGTCGCTGTCGTTGAGCACATGGCCGGCAGCGTAGCGCAGGTCGCGCGTGGTCGTGTAGGAGGGCGTCGGACGGAGTGTCAGCGTGAGGCCGGCGATGGACCAGGCCTCCTCGTACGCCGCAGACACCGGGATCAGCCCAGCAGTCGTGTGGATCACGCCACCGTCCCCAAACAGCCCCTCCAAGCTGATCAGCCGCAGGAAGCCGTCGGGCAGGGTATAGTCGGCCGTGTCGGCGACGATGGACAGAGTCGTGACCTTCTCCATCGGGTGCCGCCGGCCGTAGTCCGCCGCAGCATCCCTCACCGCCTGCTCATACTGCGCAGGCGTGGGCACGCTGCCCCGCGCAGGCACCTCGCCCTGCAACAGGGCGACGAGGTCAGCCAGGGAGACGCTCACACATTCCCCGGGGTGCTGGCGAGGTCAGTCCGCTCAAGCGCCTCCCGGATCTCGGTCAGCGCTCGCCTCCCGATACCCGGCAGCGCCAGCATCGCCTCCTCGCCGCGCGTGGCGACCTTGCGAAGCTCGGCCACATTCTCGAGGCCGGCAGCGTCGAGTGCGTCCAGTACCCGCGAACTCAGTCCCAGTGCGGATAGCGGTACGGGCGCAGGAGCGGGAGCCCCGGGGCCCGCCCCCTGTGGCACCCCGTCGATCCGCACCAGCCCCGACCCATACTGAGCCAGAAGCGCCTGGCCTACCGCGTCATTGACCGCGAAGGACTCGCCCTTCAGCCAACGCCTGTGTCCAGCCACGACGCCCTTCTCTGCCACCACTCTCAGTCTCATACTGCCTCCCCATTACCCGCGTAATGACGTCGACTGATTCCCGCACCCCGTCACCGGCAGATGGACGCCGGTGACGGGGAAGCCGGGCTACGCTACCTTGACGTAGGCACCCTTCTCAGGCACCGGCGCCTCGGTCGCGTTGTACTCCTCGACGAAGTACTGATCGGCGGCCACCAGCTTGCTCGTGCCACCTGATACGTCGTACGTGGGGTACGGCCCCTTGAGCGCCATCGTCTGGAAGACACGGTGCATCACGAGCTCGCGGTTGATCAGGAGGAAGTAGCTGTCGGTGAACTCGGTACTCTCGAAGACCGGCAGTCCCTTCACGCGGCCGACGAAACCGTTCGAGCCCAGCACGGCATCCGGGAAGCCGTCTCGCTTGAAGCCGTCCCAGTTGGACAGTCTGTCCATATTGGTGACGCTGCCCAGAATCGCGGTCGGCTGGTAGTAGCGGTTGGCGACCTTGACCTTGGCCTGCCCCAGATACTCGACCAGCAGGTCCAGGCTGTCGGAGGCCGCGGTCCATGTACCGCCGCTGTTGCTGGCGACGCTCAGCGCAGCCGCCACGGCCATGTACAGGATGCCCTGGTCGGTCTTGCGACGCACCTGGCGCACCAGGCTGTTCAGCGTGCGGGTCGTGGCATCCCAGCCGAGCTGGCTGCGGCTGAAAACCACGGCCTCGTGACTGAGCTGCGTGGCCAGCCTGTCGGCCAGCGCTTCGATGGTCACGTAGCTCAGGGTCATCTTGCCGCGCTCGATCGACTGCATCTCACCCTTGCGGATCGCGGTGTAGGTGTAATCGACGTGGAGGACGTCCGAGTCCGAGATGGAGCCGCCGGTCAGGGCCATCAGCTCGCCGTTGGCGTAGTCGATGACGTAGTCGGTGCCCTCCACGTAGGTCGTCGTGTCGGTCACGTCCTGGACGACCACGGTCCCCGGCGTGACGCGTTTGTAGTCCAGGGCCACGTAGGCACCCAGGTCGGCCGTGACGGACTCATCCGTGACCGCCGTGGCATAGCCCGTCTCACCCGTGTAGGTCTCGAAGTACAGCCGGCTCGGCGACTCGTTGATCATCCCGAAGTCGAAGATACTGGTGGCCACGAGCTCAGGGAAGGCCTCGGCCACGACCGCGCGGATGATGGAGTACGGCAGGTTGAGGTCAGACGTCTGCTCGGCCTCCTCGAACAGCTTGGACTCTGCGGCCAGCTGCGGACGGTACTGCTCGTCGTACTGCTTGAGGTACTGAGCCGCGAAGACCTCGTTGGCATACCGGGGCGCGTCCTGGTTCCACCGACGCACCAGGCCCGTGTTGATCAGGCTCTCCTGGAGCGCGAACCCCGCTCGCGCGAACGCCGGCACGCCGACCTCCTCCTCGATCACGGGGCCGACCACACGTCCCGCGCCGAAGCCACGCTGCTGTAGTGAGATCCCGGCGACGATGGCGTCGTATTCGGCGCGCTTCGACTCGACAAGCTGCTGCGCCTCCTCGGCGGTCTCAGGTCGTGACGCCCGAACGGCCTCCACAAACTGTGCCTTGAGGAAGTCCGGGTACGACAGCTCCCCGATCCGGGACTCGATGAAGGTGGCGACCTCTGCAGCCCGCTGGGCAGCCTGCAGCTGCGCCAGTTGGTCCTCCCTCTGCTCCCAGGCCTCGGTCAGGTCGACCGCGCCGTCCAGCCCCAGCGACTCCCTGAGCTGTGCCTGCGACTCCTCCAGCACCTGCTGCACGCGCGCATCGGCCTCAGCCTGGCGCTGCAGCTCTTCTTCCAGTTCCGCCCGTCGCTGGGCGTCGTGTTCCTCCTCGATCTGGCGTACAAGCTCGGGGTACTGCGCCCGAAGTTCCTCTGGGTTCATCTCTCGATCCTCCTCCTGGTGTTCAGGTTGTCCGCGGGACTCCAGCACTTGGACGGACCCGTTGGGGTCGCTGTTCATCCCGGGTGAGAGGAGGTCGAAGCCGGTGATCGTCAGCTCGGTGACCTCCTGGATGGTCTCGTCTTCCTCCGACAGCATGAGCGCTGACCCATATCCCCGCATGGACAGGCCGGGCATCACCCCGCCCTCCATGATGGTGATGGCGTCCTTGCCCTTCGAGGTCTCGAGGATGCGCCCCCGCACGACGACGCGCCCCGTCCCCTCGTCGAATCGGACGTGTCCCGCATTCCAGTTGACGATCGTCTCCAGGAACTGCGGGTGCGTCGTGCCTTTGGACGATGGGTGCTCGGCTTCACCGGTGACGACCTGCCCCAGCCGGCCCTGCCCCGCGCTCTCGTGGAGATGGCCTTGCAGCCGCTCCACAGCCTCGCGCAGGACGTGCCGGGGATAGCGCCGCCCGTTGCCGTTCACCACGTCCGCCGTGATGCCCGTCCCCTCGATCCAGCGCCCCCCGTCCTGCCCTTCCAGCAGGACGATGGCGCGATCCACGACCTCGGTGAACTTGTGCCGCTCCACCGTGGACTCTTCCAGGTCGGTCCGCGGATGGTACGTCAGCTCCACCACCTGCCAGTCCTCGCGGGCGGCGAAGGTGTAGCTTCCGGACTCTCTGGTGTAGGCGACACGGTAGTACTCGTCCGTCGCCAGGGCGTCGTCCTTGGCGATCACGTGATCGCCGAAGATCTCCTCGACCCACGTGTAGCTGCCGCCTGCCTCGTCCGTCGACCTGGACCCGAACTGCGCGTAGAAGGCCCGCCTGATCACGTGCAGCGTGTAGTTGAGCGATCCCTTCACCAGCTCCTCGAGTGGCTCACCCCGCTCCACCTTCTCCCTCGCCATACCCTCCTCCTCCATCCCTGCCCCGTCACCGAGCTTCTGCAGCTCGACTGCTACGTCGGTGACCCTCACCCCACCTCTGCAGTCTGCTGATTTGCCCATCCGTCAGAACGGACTCTCCGTCACCTGCGCGGCGCTCACCGCTGTCTGTGTCTCACCCAGCGCTAGCTTGTTGAATGCTCCCGAACTGCCGTCAACCTGGTCGTCGTTGACACCGTTCGGGAACGCGCACAGCTCCTCGATGTAGGCCCCGTTCCAGCCACCGCGCACCAGCCGTACGTTCATCGCCTCACACTGCGCTGCGAACGGTGTGGCCCGCACAGCCTTGCTCCCACTGACGATCTGCGCCTGCACAGGGAAGCCCGCGAGGTTGCGGACGGTGGACGTGGCACTGTCCTTCCCGCCGCTGCCCGGTTCCTGCTCCAACCAGACCTTCACGGTGTTCCCGTGTCGGCCAGCGTCCAGCTCCGCCGTCTGCCGGATGATGGTCTCGCGCTGGTGTGCGCTCCACTGCCCCCGCACGACATCCTCGACGTAATAGAGGCCCTGCGCCTCCGCCATCAACACGCCGGCCGTGTAGTCGCCCCCATCCTCGGTCCCGGCCTTGTCCCAATACCTGATCCTCTGCGCGTCGACCGGCGCTGCCTCAACCACCGGGAACCAGTGACGCTTGAACTGGTTGCCCTCCGCCGGCCGCGGGACGCCCTGATACTCCGCACTCCAGACCATCGATCCCACGTCGTGCCTGATCTGCGCCAGAGCGTCCGCACTGAAGCGCGCAGGGCACAGCGGCTCGCCCTCCTCGCGGCCCAGTGGGTCTGCCTCGCCAACAGGCAGTCCCAGGTACCTGTCATTCAGTTCCCTGTCCCGCTGACTCTCTGCGGTGGCCGGCAGGCGGAGAACGGTCCACTCAGCCCCCTGCTGCTCCAGAATGCGCCCGGCCAGGTCGTCGGCGTGCCAACGGGTCATGATCAGGATGATGGCGCCGTTCTCCCACACCCGAGTCCGGAACGTGCCGCGCCACCACTCCCACACCCGCTTGCGTACCGTCGGGCTCTGGGCCGCCTCCCAGTTCTCGAAGGGGTCGTCGATGATGCCTAGGATTGCCCCGTGCCCAGTGATGGGTCCCCCCACCCCTGCCGCGACCATCCCGCCCCTGTGTCCATGTAGCTTCCAGTTCTGTGTGGCGTGGCGCTTGGGATCCAGCTCCAGCCCAGGGAAAAGGATCTGGTACGTTGGGCTCTGGATGATCGAAAGTACTTCCTTGCTCTTGCTGTGGGCCAGATCCGCACCGTAGCTGGTCAGGATGATGGGCGACTCGGGTCGCTTGCTCAGCCAGAAGGCCGGGAAGCGTACACTCACCAGCTCGCTCTTCCCCGACTGCGGAGGAGCGAAGATCATCAGCTTGGTAATGTGCCCGGCCAGAACGTTCTCCAGTGCGTCCCCGATCAGTGCGTGGACGGGTTCCGGCTGGTACTGCTTGTAGGTATAGGTTGTGAAATCGAGTAGACGCCTACGCGCCAGCGTCCGCGCCGCCAGCTCCCTCTTGGGACTGGCCTGATAGGATCGCGCGTAGCTCATCGTCGGTCATGTCCCCGTAGTCGTGGCTCA